GTTTTTATATACTTTATTCTTTGTAGTACTAAATGCCTTTGGAAAATCAGGCACATATTCTTGTTCTAAATGAGCCATATGATCAGTAGAAGTCTTATCAATATCTCGTATATTTTCCCAATTATGGGTATGTTCATCAGACTTATGTATAGTCTCTAACCACTCATAATATTTTTTAAGAACCAATACAAATTGAGGATAGTCTGCTGCAATATGCTGAGGTAATACTGTTTCGACTTGTGCTTGACGATTAGACATTTTAGAACCTTGAGTTTGCGTTGTAATCAACTGTACTTGCATCAGACTGCACAGTAACATTTACACCTGAACTTTCCATTGATAATAACATATATCGTTCTGGTGCAATATCATATGAATTAGGAATTGTTCTAATTGCTATGTATGCGCCAGTATATGCATCAGGTGCAAAATTATTTAATTGTACGATACCAGTAGCCGGATCTAATGTTCCTATATTGCTCTGTACAATCAATGTTGATGTACCTGATTTACGTACGATATTAATATCACGAACACCAATCCCGTTTGTAGGTACGACGTCTTCTAATACGCAAGTTTGTCCAGAATATACAAATTCTGATGAAGATAATACTACAGATGCTTTCTGGAATATTGCTTCTGGAAAATCGATTATATATTTAGATAGACTATATGGTACTAGACGCCGCTCCATTTGAACTCGTGCTATAGAAGATAGAATAGAAATGCTTGTAGAATCGATAGTACTTAATAACTTTGAGTGTCTCATTATACCATTAAACTTATTAAGGTATGTACTTGAGAATGATGATGTTCCTGTTATGATTTTATTCTTAATCAATGAAGCAACACCATCGGCTGATAATCCAGTGGATGTAGGATCGTACTTAGCGATGACTTCAAGGTTAATGTATGTGTATGTTGGATCTGTAAAGACTGGAGTAATACTCATCACGGCACGTGGCTTAAGAATATCTGTAGATATTTCATTCTTTTGTGTAAGAGTTAATGCCTCTGCACCAGTAGGTTTGATTGAGATGAACACTTTACCATATACGGGTGGTACATTATCTTCTCCACCCCAAACACTGATAGCATCAAGCGCAGAATAATTTGTAATGATTGCTGTCTTATAATCAGATGCTGTAACCGTTCTATCTTGTGCAGAGTATGCTAATGGGGCATTAAAGCGAATTGATTCAATCCCTTCTCGAGCAGACCCACCAGCAGCAGTTAATACATTTGTTATAGTAGCACCAGAGAAGCCATTGATTGTTCCAGACAATGCCCATGCATTTGCATCATTACCTGAAGTAGAGTTAGATGCAAGATAAGATACTACTACAACATTACCTGCGGATAACTTATTTCCTACATTACCATCACCAAAATATATCTCGTAATTACCGTCATAACCTTCTTGTAAGAAATACACTTTGCTATTAGCTTCAATATTAATAATATCAGAAGTCTTTGAGTATGCGGTTCCTGTAGCAGAAGAGTATGAATCTTTTACAACAACCTTTAGCGTGGATGTGTCTATGTTAGAATCTTGAACAACAAAGAGTTGGTTCTGATCTGCTGCATCAACTACAAATGTACGAGTCTTTAATTCACCTTCAGTAACAAGTACATCAGTAAACTTATAGGCAGCATCTGAGGTGTGCGCTTTAGTTGTATTAAATACATGATTAATACCATCGATTGCAGTAGTAAATTTAGTACCTGCAGGCATCGATAATGGACCAGGCGATCCTGTAACCTCAGTAACTTGGATTGTTATAGTAGCCACTGCAGATGTGACAGACTTTGGTGTATAACCAAGTGCCTTGGCTGATGATACAACCGAGCTTCTGATCTTAGCAGAATCAAGGAATGATTCATTTAAACCGAAGTTAACCGTCATTGCATTATAATGAGTATTATATGCCAACACATCTAAGAACGTGGACATAGCAGATCCGTCAAATTTGTAATCAGCAAACTCTGTTTGATTCTGTAGGTATGATTGCAGGCTTGTCTTTATAGTAGCAAAATCGTAATCTACTGGTGTTACTTTATTCGCCATTAGCGGATCCTCTCCATTGAAATTATAGCCTCTACAACTTCTGCAGATGATAAGATTTGATAGGTTACTGATGCTATAAGTGTATGAGCACCATCTTCTGAGACTAATACGTCCAGGACTTCAACTCGTGGTTCGTATTGGCCAAGTGAGTGTTTAATGCGGGCTTCTATAGACATAGCTGTAGATACATCAAGATTCTCAAATAACATACCACTAATGTTAGTTCCAATATGCGGCTGAAATGGTCGCTCACCAACATTGGTCATAACTAAATTATATACACTCTGTTTAATTGAGGCTGCATCAGTCTTTACGTATAGATCACCAGAGCCTGGTTTTGCTAGGAACGTAAAGTCTAGGTCTGAATATTGAATAGACCTTGATGATACTTTACCACCACCCTCGAGATTATAAGGGGAATTTGAAAAAGTTCTAGTTGCCATATTAATACACTTATGTTATTATTATTGTTATTTATACGTTTTATCTAAAGGCCATACTACTGATGGTAGTGTAACTGTACTAAATTAGGTATTGATACTGTAGGAGCATTGATAGTAACAGATGCATCTGATGATATTGTTACGGCTCCACTTGAGTTAATTGAAGTGGTTCCATTGACTTGCAATGATTCATCGCCTGTGGTTACTGTCCACTTATTACCATTATTAACATGGGTCACTTCATCATTGGATAACTCCATGAATGATCCTGACTTATGATAGATATAAATTCTTTCGGCTCCAGGAGTATCGTCGTATTCTACAATATGACCTGAAGTTGTTGCATGAATCTTATTGTGCGGATATACTGCTCCATATGGATTAGACGGAACACCCGCTGGCCTTGATAATGACTTTGAATGTTCTTTAGGTACTGACATTCCATCAATACCAAGCTCTCTTACATGCGTATCATCCTTACCTTTGAAAGTTCCAAGGACTACTAGATCCTGCATGAGTGATTCTTTTGATGCACATATGACCCATGTATCAACTTCTAATCCATGAGAGTCTGTCGAGGTAGGGCTAGATGCATTTGTATTAGGCATCATCACCTGAGCCCATGGAAGTTTTTTATCTAATATAGCTTCAGGATGATGGCCAAAAATTCGTACTGAGACTCTTGATCTTTTTAAGGGATCATCAATTGATACTACTACACCCGTATAAAAATTATTAAACATTATTTTCTAACCTTTGATACTGCATTAAATGTAAATTGTGCTTTGCCTGGAATAATACTGAGGTGTGAATGGGTTATAATAAATTCTCCACTTCGCTTCATATCAAACGGAGCTTCACTCTTTACATTATCTTTGTTACTTGGAAATACGACATTAATAGAATGACCTATTGTATCAAGATGCCTAAATTTATGAGGAGATATTACTAAGCCATCAAGGCTTACTGCAGCATCACTCTTAGACCTTGAATACCTATCAGCACCTAATTCCCAACCAAGAGATGACACAGATGAATTTGTAGTAGCATTAATATGAGGTCCAGCCCCTTGTTTAATTATACCATCTGATACACCATAATCCTTAGTGGTAAATTTCTTATTAAACATATCAATAGTATTATTTCGTATGCCAAAGAATCCATCTTGTGCCAAAGCTAATACATTTATATTATCAGTAATATTAACTGTTGTAATGGAGCGAGCCAATATATCAAGCGTCTGGTTAATATCATCAGGATCTTTTGGATATTCAGATACACCATATCTAAATATACCGTCCATACTATCACGCTCTAACATCTTATCTAATGAATCTATTACTACTCCTCTACGTAATGATGCATAAACAAACATTTTATTACCATTTGGAGATGATGATTCTTCTCTAATTATATCAACAGCTTCTAAAGGCCTCATATGTGGAATAGATAACTGCTTGGTTTGTCTGGTTCCAGGTTCAGCCATATGAACTGCAACACCTAGATTGCTTATTATCTTGGACATAATTACAGCACAATTATCATCATACATGCCTGATGCTGATTGTAAAGAATTATTAAAGAAGTGAGGTTGTACTAGAGAGACACTTACAGCACCGCCACGCTCACCAAGGATCTTTCCATTTACTGAATAACATTTCATAGGCAAGGTATAAACTAGATCCCCCAGCATGAATTTAATAATAACGTCTTCACCACCAACAAGAACTTCAAACAACCTATGGTCATCTACAAAAGTTATATCTCCAGTAATACTGGGCCTATCAATAGCTTCAAAGAGGTTGATCTCTAACATCGATCCTCTTACATTGTAGACCTTATTATTTGATTCTATGGTTACATCAAGAATCTCAGCATGGTTGATAGTTTCGGCTATACTCACAATATGGTTACCAACTCTTCAATACGTGAAGGCTTGATTACTCTGATTCTGCTTAAATCATCATTCTTTGAATATTCATAATCCCAATTAGTAACGATTGATACATCGGCTGGGATTATTTGGGTGTATGGATTAATGTCAGCAATACCTGAAGTATTTTCATAATGATGAGGAGCAAGATGGTCTGACATAACACTGCTTATTGTAATAGGTACAGCTGGATCTGCTGCGGAATCAACAATATCCTCTGCGTCTTGGAATACACCAGCGATTACTCGAACGGTTAGCTTACCAATATTAGTATCTTTTGATATAACAGTTCCTAATGCACCTGAGGTCTGGCCTACAACAGCGGTTCCGATAATAAACGAATTAGATATATCTGCAGTAACCAACATAGATTTATTTGGATATTTTTTTAGGATGTATGCAGATAGGTCTAAATAACTTAATGGCCAACCTTGTGTTCTTAAATTATCATTAATTAAAAAGAATGTGTAATGATGATATGGTGTGTCATACAATTCAAGAGATGCTTGATCTGGCCTCATGCCATCGACAATATCATAAAAATTATACGAGGTTAAATTATCTTTATCCCCCTCGACAATATCAGTGAATGCGGCAATATTATTAAACAATACAGTTCTATCATCAAACTCATATACAACTTTTGGCAATCTTGATAGATAACTCATTTACCTTCCCTCATTCATTACGTCATTTTTATGCATGGATCTTTCTTCTTGGAATGTTAGAGTTAAATCTACTTCACTCCATGATCCATCTGCCATCATTGCCATACTTGTTGGGTTATATGTAGTTGATACAGAGACTAGAAAAGACTTTAAAAATTTATTGAGTACAATAGCTCTTTGTGATCCATTAGATGGAATATGAACTTGCTCAATTGTAAATGCATTGGGGTATACTAATGCCCATCCACTTTTCTCTGGATATAATTCAGTTCTAAATGATTTAATAATCTTACCAATTTGAGCAGCTTCTTGTTCATTATTTGGTATGAACTTATATGTAAATGAGAACTGCCTAATAGGTACGCCAGTAAATGTAGTAATGTTCACAGGGTCGAGTGTGACACCAAAACCAGAAGATGCTGCCGCTCTATATTCCGAACCTCCAGGAATCTTATTAACTACAGAAGCTAGCTGAGATTTGCTCATCT